TGTGCAGCGCCTGCGCTCTGGAGAGCCGCAAGATCGAACCAGTGTTTACCGAGGATTACTTCGACAACTACTTCGGTCAGCCCTCAGCTTACCACAACAGCCACGATTGGGAGTACGCGTGATCGTTTGGTCAAATGACCTGCAGACGTTCCTGCGTCAGATGTTTCCTCACGATGGAGACACAGCGCAGGAGCCTCGCGTTCCTGAGAGGGCTGACATCTACGTTCCGTGGAAGCCTTCTTTCGAGGGCGAAGAGCCGCCTTGGTAACACAACACTTAGAGAGAGGACTTAGAAGATGACTTTAGAAGATTTCATTCGACTACACTCGCACCGCATCTGGTCAGACAGAACTCTTAAGGACAACCTCAAGAAGCTTGAGAAGGTCTGTCGTTACAGCGGATACGGTAGGCGTGACATCTCGACCTTCACAGCGTCTGATGTCTACTTGTACCTCGACACGCTGCTTGCTGATGGTAGGGCACCTGCGACGGTCAACAGATACACCGCCGCACTCAGCAGCATCTTCAAGTTGGCGCAGGACATGCGTCTGATTGAACATGCGCCCAAGGTCAGTTGGCAGGACGAGGGCGAAGGCCGTCCACGGTACATGACGAAGGACGAAATGGAGAAGCTTAACGACTGGTTCAGCCGTGACTTCTATCGTCCGTGGATGCTGCACTTTGTGACGCTTGCAGTGCACACAGGAATGCGCTTAGGGGAAATCCGCAAGGTGACCCCCTCGATGATCAAAAGGCACCCTCAGCAGGCTCCTGAGAGCTCTCAAGAGTGGGTGCATTTAGAGCAGACCAAGAACGGCGATGAGCGTTGGGTTCCACTAAACGAGAAAGCTAGAGCGGCCCTTGCTGCTTTAGGTGATAAGCCTGAGAACCACTACAAGCACCGCTCGTTCTACAACGGTTGGGATGCAGCGCGTAAGTACATTGCGCCAAACGACGAAACCTTTGTGTTTCACAGCCTGCGCCACACCTGTGCAACCAACTTGGCTAACGACCTGAACATCAACACGATCCTCATAGGTAAGATACTGGGTCATCGGTCTGAGGCGACTACCAAGAAGTATGTGCACGAGAAGCCTGAAGCATTAGCTAACATAGCAACTGCGCTGATGAATTAAACTAACGACAACTTGTATGTCGAAACGTGAAGGAGTAGAACAGAACCAGAACACTTAACCATTTAACCGCTGTTTTTGCTAAAATACCGTGGTGGAAAACCCTTTCTTTTCAAGGGGTTATATTATGTCCACCTTTAGATATACTGGGAGTTTAGAACGATGACTATTGCGTTAAGCGCACTTCAGATGCGTCGAGAGCAGGAAGCACTAGAAGAAGGCCGTCAGAGATACATTGATCGAGACGGTAAGATGAAGACCGAGAGCGCTAAAGGTGTACCACATCAGGTAATCTCTGGCGCTCTCGATGCAGTCTCTTTAGAGCTTGCGGAAACTATTAAGAGCCAATCTAAAGTCGGAACCAAGACCGCTTGGTATGAGACACTCAAGGACATGTCGACAGACCTATTAGCATACATTGGCCTCAACAGTTGTTTCGACGGCATTCTAATGAAAGAGCAGCGGACTTCTCTTTTGGTTAAGATCGGTCGTCGTGTCGAGATAGAGTGCTTCAGCACCTCTCTGAAGAAACACGATAAGGGAATGCATAAGCGTCTCGTCGACAGGGCTACCGTGAGCCATAGCTCCCAACCGCATCGATATAAGTCTATTCGTAATGTCGCAGCCAAAGAGGGCTTTAAGGTCGACAAGTGGTCCAAGAAGTTCTGCATTCAGGTAGGAGCCCCAGTTCTCGATGCGATACTAAAGGGCGCTGACGTCTTTCAGAAGTTCGAGACAAACGACCACAGAGGGATGACCAAGATATTCATTCAGCTAACCAAAGAGGCTGAGGCTGCTATGGAGCAGCATAAGTTTGACGAGAGTTGGCTTGAGCCCTGCTATAGCCCTATGGTCGTTCCACCTAGACCATGGTCGTCGTTCTCTACTGGTTGCTACTTAGACCCCTTCTTAGCCTCTTCAGTTCCTCTAGTGAAACACGCCTCTAGACAGCAGCAGAAGCTCATAGAAGACGACTTTAAGCGCATGGGCACACCACCATATGTCGAAGCCTTAAATGCTCTCCAGAGGACGCCTCTGTCGATCAATAGGCGCATCTATGAGGCTGTCGATTACTGTTGGAAGGCTGACAGTTTATTCGCCAAGTTTCCCACTAAGGTTGAACCGACGAAACAGGAGATGCCAGAAGACTTCGACAGCCTTACTAAAGAGCAGAAGAAGGGCTATGTGTTAGAGCGTCGTAATTACTTCAAGCAGCTTCAACAGATCAAAAGTGACAAAACAGGCTTTGAGCAGACCATGGCAAAGGCCGAGGAGCTCTTAGGATACGACAAGTTTTATCTACCGTGGAACTTCGACTGGAGAGGTCGCATGTACCCTGTCAGTCACTTCCATTATCAGCGTGACGATCACTGCAAGGCGCTCTTTCAGTTTGCCAATGGGCGCAAGGTGTCTCCTGACAACGTCGGATGGCTGTATATACATGCGGCCAACGCCGGGGACTTCGGTAAGATCAGCAAGCAGCCTCTAGAGGACCGCATCCAGTGGACCGAGGAGCACCTGCAGGAGATACTGGCCGTCGCTGATGACTTCAAGGCGACAACGGACTTCTGGCAGTCCGCTGACAAGCCCTTCCAGTTCTTAGCTGCCTGCTACGCCATAGCTGACTATGTGGCATCCCCAGACGACTTCAGGTGCTACCTGCCGATATCCATAGACGGCACCAACAGCGGCGTGCAGCACTACTCCAGTCTGATGTTGTCGTCCGACGACGCTGCGAGGGTTAACCTTGTGCCGAGCGCATGGATGGCCGACGTCTATCAGGACGTTGCTGACGAGGTCACAAAGAGGCTCCAAGCGGAGACCGAAGAGCCTGCCTTAGCAAAGCTTTGGTTGGACTATGGGATCGGCAGGAAGGACGTTAAGCGCAACGTGATGACCTTTGGTTACTCTAGCAACATCTACGGCTTCAAGGATCAGCTAAAAGAGGACCTCATGAAGGACCTTAGCAGACAGGTGGTCTATGGTGAGATCAAAGAGCACCCATTTGGTCAAGAGGATTTACAAGAGAAGGCCGCCTACTACCTCGCTAAGATCAACTACAGCGCCATTCAGGACACCTTAGCGTCTGTCGCAGGGGCCATGGAGTTTCTGCAAGACTGCTGCACTGAGGTCGCCAAGGAAGGCAAGGCTGTCTCATGGAGAACGCCAATAGGCTTCCCATGCGTCCAGAGATATCGCAAGTGGACTGGTCACAAGATTAAGATAAGCATGTGGGATCGTACTCTCATGAAGCGCACCAGATCACAGGTGACGTTCCGAGAGGAAAACCCTTGGGCTATCGACAGCCGCAAGATGAAAGCCGGGATTGCTCCGAATGTGATTCACAGCCTCGATGCGTGCCACATGCAAGCCACGATACTGGCGATGCTCGATAATGACCGCCAGAACACTGGGGGCTCTATTACAGACTTCTTTATGATCCACGACAGCTTCGGCACACAGTGTGACCAGATGTGGCCGCTGTTTCACATCGTGAGAAACACATTTGTACAGCAGTACGACGGACCATGCTTCTTGTCGTACTTCAGAAACCAGTTAGACGACCAAAGGACTGCAGTGGAGCCACCGCTGCCGCCAGTGCCGACTAAGGGTGACTTAAGTGTCAGCAGCATAACTGACAGCGAGTTCTGCTTCAGTTAAAATCTATTCTGTCCACCTTTAGATATACACAAGATCGGAGCATCACATGCATCCGCGCGAGAGAGTTCTGTCCGACATCAAGATGTGTCGTTTGGCAGGCGAAGAACCCACCCCTGAACTTCGAGAGAGAGCGAAGAAGTGGGGCGTCGAGTGGCCTAAACCACCAGAGCGCATCAGGGACACACTACTCACCACAGACGAAGACAACATCGACTACACAAAGGAGAATTAGACGATGGCTATCAGCAACAAAAAGAACCCATTTGTATCAGGCGTTGGAACTGCTCGTTACGCTTGGATACACCCAGATCGCCCTGACACTGCATTCAACGCAGACGGCGAGTATAAGCTTCAGTTGATCTTGGAACCCAAGGCCGCCCAGAGGATCATGTCGGTAATCGACAGTGTCGTCGCGGATGCTTTCCCCGGTGAAGCTCAATCGAAGCTTTCAATCCCTGTCGATACTGAGGAAGAAACTGGAAATGTAATCTTGAAGATGAAGTCCAAGTTTCCACCAAAGTACACTGATGCATCTGGTGCCCCCATCGTCGGTTCAAACATCCCGAATGTCTGGGGTGGCTCGACGCTTCAGGCGTATGGCAATGTGAAAGCCTATGAGGTCAACAAGCAGCAACGAGGCATCAGCCTGCAACTGAATACCGTGCAAGTGATTGCATTGGTCGAAGGCGGCAAGCCTGAAGGCTTCGAGGCTGTCGAGGGCTACACTGCGCCTGCAGAGGCAGTAGTAGAAGACATGTCTAATGAGATAGAGGTGGTTGCTGCTAGCAACAGTAAGAAGCCTGTCGCCGCTATCATTGACGATGCGATTAACTTTTAGATCGGGTCTAGAGGAGCGCGTAGCAGAGCAAATAGAGAAACACGGACTTAAGGTTCTGTATGAGACCGACAAGATCGGCTATACGGTTCCTGCCAGAGACACCCGATATACCCCAGACTTCAAGCTCCCTAAGCTAGGGGGCTTTTTTTATGTCGAGACCAAGGGCATCTGGGCTGTCGGTGATAGGGCGAAACATCTGCTGATCAAACAGCAGCACCCTGAGATCGACATCAGGTTCGTGTTCTCTAACGCTCGAAGCAAGCTCTACAAGGGCAGCCCCACGACATATGCGATGTACTGCGAAAAGCACGGATTCCAGTACGCCCAAAAGCTCATACCAGATGAATGGCTGAAGGAAGCTCAAGATGCTTAGTTTCTACACCGTCATGGTCCTCACATATAAGCTTGAAGGTGAAATGCTTCAAAGCAAGATACTGTTCCCATCACAACAAGCCTGCAGTGACGCTCTGCCTGACTATCAGGACCACCTCTATCAGTTCGACAGAGGCGCTATGGCCGCCTGTGATGTGACTGACTTGCCGTCGAAAAGCATCAGGCCAAGAGCAAGGCCTACGACTACATTCCCTTAGAAGCAATTACAAAGGAGAAGCGCCCATGGGGCAACAACAGGAGAGCAACAGTAACTTCGTGACGCACTTGGCTTGCGAAGTCTGTGGCTCAAAAGACAACGCCGCGCTGTTCGACGACGGCCACACCTACTGCTTCGGATGCGCCGCTTATGGCGACGATGGAGACGGCTCGACATCTTCAGCAGCGTCACCAAAGACACCGTCGTCACTCATCGAGGGGTCATACAGCGCCCTAGCTGCGCGTAAGATCACTGAAGAGACGTGCAGGAAGTTTGGCTATCAGATCGGCATGATGAACGGTGAGCCTGTTCACATTGCCAACTACCGCGACGACCGAGGTAATGCGGTCGCTCAGAAAGTAAGGACAAAAGACAAACGCTTTACGATCACTGGTGATGCAAAGCAGATGACGCTCTTTGGAGCGCACCTGTGGTCCAGTGGTAAGAAGGTTGTCGTGACAGAAGGAGAGATTGATTGTTTAACCGTATCACAAGTTCAAAACAACAAGTGGCCCACAGTGTCGCTGCCGAATGGCGCACAGGCCGCCAAAAAGGCAGTAAGGCAAAACTACGACTATCTCGTGGGGTTCGAGGAAGTCATCCTCATGTTCGACCAAGATACACACGGCAGTCAAGCAGCCATCGAATGTGCGGAACTGCTTCCCCCCGGTAAAGCTAAGATCGCTGTACTGCCTCACAAGGACGCCAACGAGTGTCTCGTGCAGGGCGACGGCAAGGCCATCATAGACGCCATTTGGCAGGCCAAAGAATACCGACCAGACGGCATCGTCAGTTCAACTGAGCTCCGCGACAGGATTGCTGAGGCTGACACTGTCAGCGACCTAGACTTCCCTTACGCAAGACTTAATGAGATTACCTTGGGGATGCAGCCTGCATCTCTGGTGACGCTTGCTGCAGGCAGCGGTGTCGGCAAGTCGACTTTGGTTCGAGAGATGGCGTATCATCTGCACCGCAAGGGTCACAATGTCGGCATGATGATGCTCGAAGAGACGACCAAGCGCACCATGCAGGGGCTCGTCGGATTGCACATGGGCAAGAACATTGTGATTGACCCACAGGCAGCGTCCAAAGAAGACATCGAGGAAGCCTTCGATGACCTCACGTCGAAGCGCGACGTGTATCTGTATGATCACTTCGGGTCGACTGACTTGGACACCGTCAAGAACCGCATAATGTTTATGGCGAAGGCCTTAGACTGTAAGGTCGTCTTCTTGGATCACGTCTCGATCCTCGTAAGTGGCCTCACTGGTGAAGTCAGAGATGAGCGGCGGTTGATCGATCAGATCATGACAGAGCTTCGAGTGCTTGTTCAGCAGACTGGCATTTGCTTGGTCTTGGTGTCTCACCTTAAGCGGCCTCAGAGCGAGGCAGGCCACGAGGGCGGTGCCAAAGTGCACCTCAGCCAGATGCGTGGGTCACACAGTCTGGTTCAACTGTCAGACACCTGCATTGGCCTTGAGGTCGACACAGAAGAGCCTCTCGCAGGCTTAAGAAATCTAGTGGTTCTCAAGAACCGCTTCACAGGCGAAGTGGGCCCGGCAGGTCAGCTTCAGTACACTAAAGAGACTGGCAGGCTCATGGATGCCTCATCGGTTCTCGCGTTTTAGAATGAAAGGCCAACCTTAGTTTTTATTTCTGAGCATTGGCCTTTTGACAAACTGAATATCCACAACAACACACCACGAGGAGAGCACCTATGGCTCGGTATTATGCCGACATAGAGACGGATGGTTTATTGCCGGACGTCTCTGTCATTCACTGTCTGGTCCTTCGAGACGCAGACAACACAAACAAAGTCCAAAGCTTCACCCAAGCCAACCTACACGAAGGCCTTCAGGACCTCTACGCGGCTGAAGAAATCATCGGACACAACTGGATTGGTTACGACAGCAAAGTCATCGAGAAGCTGCATCCATGGGTGCTTACGCTCCCTAGTCAGCCCAAGGTGACAGACACCCTGATCCTGTCGCAACTCATTAAGCCTCACATCATCGAGTTCGACGCGGCACAGCAGGAGCTACCAAAGAGGCTCTGGGGCTCACACAGCCTGAAGGCATGGGGCCTGCGCCTGCACTGCATGAAGGGCGACTACGAAGACGGATGGGAAGAGTTCTCTCAGGAGATGCTCGACTATTGCATTCAGGACACTGCAGTGACTGGGACGATCTATCAGTACCTTATGCAGGAAAAGACAGATGACCGCTGCATCACCCTAGAGCACGAGATGGCTGAGGTGTGTTATAACATTGGTAATAACGGTTGGACCTTTGATCGCAAGAAAGCAGAGGAGCTCTATAGAAAGCTTTCTGTCGAGCGGCACGAGGTTAACGAAGAGCTTTACGACCTGTTCCCACCGTGGGTCGTCGAGGAGCCTTTTGTCCCCAAGAGAGACAACAAGACGCTCGGCTATAAGAAGGGCGAAGTGTTCATCAAGAAGCGCACTGTCGTCTTCAATCCGAACAGCCGTCCACACATCGAACACTGCCTGCGCCAGAAGTATGACTGGAAGCCTGATAAGTTTACACCTAGCGGCAAGGCGCAGATCGACGAGACAACCTTGGGCGTCCTAACAGATTACCCAGAGGCTCAG